CGGCGGGATCCGCTCCCGGCAGGCTATGCACCTGATGGAAGACGTCACCGGCGACGATCGGATAGCGCGGGACGCACGCGTACTTGAGCGTTGTGGATCCGGCGGTGCCAACCGTCGCAATCACCGGAGCAGCAAAGGTTTCGAGCAGGTTGAGGCCGGCCCCAGAGGTGTCTTTGGTCGGCGGGACGGCGCCCGTCGTCGTGAGTCCGCTCGTCGGCTCTACCCAATTCACACCGATCGTAACGGGGACGGGCGTTTGGAGCTTTTCGGCGCCTGCGGCCGTGGCGCCGTAGACCTTGTAGCCGGTCGCGCTGCCGACCGCTGCCGGTGAGGGCACGGTCGAGAGCTGCCCGGTCGTGAGCGCAACCGACGCTTCGGTCGAAGGGAGGGTTTCGCCGTTGGCGGTGACGAGGGTAATCTTGAAGTATTCGGTGCGCGCCGTAGGGCCGCCGGTACCACCGGCCGTGGGCACCGGCGGAGCCGGCGGCGCGAGGGGGTTGAGATACGCGAAAGCCGCGGATATCGAATCGAGCACTTGATCGAGGCCGGCACCGCTAAGCACGCCAGACTTCGCGAGCTGATCGACTAAAGCAACCGTCTTGTTAAAATGCGCGACGGTATCGACCGGAAAGTCCTGTGCGAGCTGCGCGGTCGTACGAATATCGGACATAACTTACTCCTAATGCGAGTGGATGCGCCGCGCAAACAGCGGCTCGGATGAGGTTTAGGCCGTCTCCTCCGGCTCGTCGCCGTCGTGATCGGTCGCCGCGAGGTGCTCGGGCGATATGAAGGCTTGCACGCGCTCTTCGGGCGTGCCGGTCACGACGGTCTTGACGCCGTCGGCCGTCTCGATCGTATAAGGAACCTCCCAATTCGTGCCGCATTCCGTGCACTGCACGATGCCGCGATCGGGGAAGGTGGCGATGACGCTAGGATAGTGCGACGGTGAGAACTCCAGCGGGTCGCCGGGCACACGCGGCCGGTTGTACGCCTGCGGGCACCCGGATCCGGCGATCAGCGGGTCGCGCACCATATTGCTCTGATGTTCGAATGAACCATCGATCAAATAGGGCGCGGTACCGGCAGCTACATCGGCCTTACTGAGCACATCGCTAGCCGTGCTTGCAGCACCAAAAACATCCCCGATGGTTGTCATGCGTTTGCGCGTCCTTTTCGAATAGCGATCGTGCTCGTCCGCCACGGCCTTCGCGGCCGCATGCGGTTTCTCGAATTTTCCGTGCGTAGTCACGTAGGGAAAAGTTGTTTTCGGATCGCGCTTTCCGTGATTGGCGCGGAACTTGCCGTCAAGCGTATGCACGACGCGGCCGACTTGTACGCCGGAGTGCTCATGCACGGTGCCGCCACCATCGCCGTCGTCTTCATGCCGATACTCATACGAGTTTCCGGCCGATGACGTGAATTTTCCGTCCGACCCATGCTCGTGACCGGCGGAGTCTTTTGATTTGCGCATCAGTACCTACCGTTTTGGTGGCAATCAGCGATCGCCTTGACGGCGTCCGCGTGAGAAGAGAAGACGCCGAGTTTCCGGTCGTGGCGGTCGAAGGCGTGCACCGGTGACCGGAGCGGATTGGCCATCCCGCGGTCCGAGCCGCGATGCTCGAAGTGCCCGATGCGTGCTGAGCGGCTATGCGGGTAGACCTCCTTGACCTTGGGGTCGGAGGTGTTGACCTCTTCGTAGCGTCGGACGCCAAGGCGATGCTCGGCTGATTTTTGGCCCGGTTTCTTGCCGGGCACGCGACCGACAAAGCGACCGTCCGGGCCATGCTCCGCGCCAGAGGCGTCGGCAGCCTTAGAAAGCACGTGCATACGAAAGGCCCTCAAAAGAAGAAGGCCCGGCATTACTGCCGAGCCCCTTAAAAGTTGGGTGACGCGATTCTTTAGCTAGTCTTCATCGTCCGCGAGACCGAGCGCACGCCGCTCATCGGGCTCAAGTGGATCGCGAGGCGGCGTTTCGTACGATTTCGGTTCGATCGCATCGTACTCGGCCTGGGCGGCGTCGTAGTCGAAGCCAGCAGCCTTAGCCCGCGCGCGTTCAAGCTCCTCGAGCTCTTTCTCGACTTTCTCATCCATCGTCACTCACGTCTCCTTTCCCGGTCCTAGCATACCACATAGCTATGGGGGGCAGCAAATTCGACCGGATTAAGAGCTTAGCCAGGCTCATCGACCTTGCCTTCGGGCGTCCAACCGGCGCCCCTGGCGTGATCGAGCTCGTCTTGGGTCCAATTCTCCGTTACGTGATGATGGATAGCCTGTCCGCGCCCGTGTCGATCGGTGATGAAGTCTCGCAACATAGGCAGCGCCTCATGGAGCTTACGGTGCGTTCCCGCTAGCGTTCCGGGGTCCACCGTGCGAGCGCGTTTAGCGTTACGCATTTGGGCGATTTCCATCGGGGTGCTCACGTGATGGAAGGTGACACGATATCCGTTGCGCAGCGCGTCGCGCGCAGCCATCGCATGTTTTTTTGAACCGATCGAGTCAAAAACGAACGATCCTTTGTGCGGACTTGCGATAAAGTCTTTGAGTTTCTTCTTGGCATAGTGCGACGATAACTCGTGAACGATGCCGCCGCCGTAGACTCCCTCGCCCTTGGACGCATCGGGGTGCGTTATGACGTCGCCAGCGAAGTCGTCCGCATTTTTCCATTTGCCGCCCGAGGACTGCTCGATGTAGTCGTTCAACGCCTTGATTTTTGCAGCGGGAAGCTTCGCGAGCTCGGCAGACGTACGCGGACCGCCCGGCGATTTTGCATCATATATCGGATTTGTTCGCTTCAACTCGTCTGGGTCGATCACGCGTTCGCGCGAGAAACCTGCATGCGCCGGTTCTGTTTCTTCCCCGTGCTTATTTACGCGGCCGGTGTAAAGCGATAACACGGCACCTTTCCCTGAGCCGGCGCCGCCTAGGAGGAAGATCGCGTGCGGCCGATCGTCCACGGCTTCATGCAGATGCTCCGGCAGATCGACATCGCGATTTAGCGTCCGGACCGGATACGGCTTAGCCGCCGGCTTTTCCGAATGGGACGTCGACCCCGCGCCGCCAGAAGTGAATTTCCCATCGGCCCCGTGCTCGTGGCCGCTTGCATCCTTCACTTTGACGAGATACGCGAACGATTTTGTCTGGGCGATCGCAGGACGGTGGCCGAGAAGGTCACGTGCAATCATCGAGCTACTCGAAATTAACGAGTACTGCGGGGTTGCCTGCGTTGCCAACTGCCACGATGCTCGCCGAAGCCGGGGAGCCGCCCTCGATGGAAATTGGCCCGATGGGCGCACCGGAGGCGATCTCTGCGATGGCTTGGCCGCCGACTCCGTTTGTGAACTGCATCGCATTTGTGCCGGCTGCCGATTCGACGATGATCGACAGGATGCGTCCCGGAATCGGCTTGATGACCGTATTCGTGGCCATCCCAGCCGGGATCGCGACGGAGAGCCGTGCGATGCCGTCGTCGTTGGTATTCGGCAGGAACGATGACCAAACGCCAGATTCGTAGACGAACCGCTGCACGAGATCGGTACGGAAGAAGTTCTGTCCGGGGTACGGCGCCGTCGGGAACGTCGTGCCAGCATCGATCGTGTTGTCGGTCATGGTAACCCCGTCGTTCTATTGGATAGCGTTGATAAGTTTGTCGCTCTCGCGAGTCCAGGGGAGCCACACGCAGCGGCATCGCGGATGCAAGGGAATGCAGGAGACCCAGGCGTCACGCTTGCGGCCATAGTTTGTAACACCGAGTGTGTCTTCGATCCGGACCGTCACACCGTTGACGAGTTCCAGGCACTGCTCGCAGACGCGAGAATCGTGCGCACTCGATCCGATCGCATATTCGAATCCTGCGTCGAGCAGTTCGTGCAGGCGTCCCTGCGATTCGCCCCGCGCCGTTTCGGTGATCGCGATGAGCGCGAGATCGGTATCGTAGTCTTTGAGCTCTGAGCCCAGCTGGCGCGCAACCTCATCCGGATTGAGCCCTTGCTGAACGCCCTCGATGAGCTTCTGGCGAAGATTCGTCTTGAGGTCCTCGAAGGCCGAATTCAGCTCGTTGAACGTGTAATGATCGAGAAACTCGATGGCCTTGCGATCGGTCGGAAGAAGTGGCCGCACGATCGTCGCGTTGAGCGCCTCCGACGCGAGCATTTGGCCCACCATGAACGCTTGCAACGGATTGCCAGCCAGCTCCGTAAACGCTTTTTGCTTCCACTCGTCGATCGGTTCGTCGATCTTCCACGGGTCGAAGTCCGCCCAGCCCTTGTTGGCGTCGAAGAGCGTGTCGACCATTTGTTTAACGCCGAGATAGGCTTGCTGTTGCGGCCTCGTGAGCGCGTCGTAGAACGCGCGCTCTTGGCGGCCGATCTCCGGAATGCCATGCGCACCGGGCAGACCTCGATCATCTGCGTCCTTGGCTTTGATAAGCGCGACACGCGGGACGCCCCAATGGTCCTGTAGACGGTTGAGCGCCTTACGGATCGGTGCGCCGCGTTCGATCACCTCGGAGAGAATGACCGATTCGATGATTCGCTCCTCAGTAACCATCGGTGGCCTTTCGGAAGGAGTGCCCACACGCGGAGCAGAGGTGGTGGCGCGCGCGAGAGCGGGAAGGCACTCTCGCGCGCGCCGGCGCGGCCGCACCCGATGAGGAGGCGTCGGGGGCCTGGCGCTCTTGAACCCGGGCTAGCCGGGCAAGTTAGTCGCCGACGTGCTGATCGTCGAGTCCGGCCGCGATCGTGTACGTGACGCCAGAGAACGTGACCGTGTCGCCAGCCACTGCTTTGACCGTTTGGAAAGGCAGATGCTTGGCGACTTCGGATTGATAGGCTGCTGACGCCGCGGCGTCGAGGCCGGCCAGCGCGCTCGTGATGCGCGATTGCGCTCCCGTGTCGGTCACGCGCAACTGCAGCGAGACCTCCGTAAAGGCCGGAACGACGGCGGTCGCTGCGACGCTACGCACGTTGAAGTCGATTTGCAGGACGTTCGCTACGGCCGAACCGTTGAGCGTCGCGGCGGTCGGGCCGGTGATGACCCACGCATTAGCTGACATGGTAAAGGCTCCTTATTCGTCGAGAATGTTCTTGAGCTTGTGCGCGAGATCGGTCAGGCGTTTCTCGACGCGATCTTCATCGTGCGCTGCGGGAAGCGCGCGCGGTTGTCCCGGAGGCGCTAGGGCATCGGGGCTGTCGCCGGTTTGCGGTGCGATAGCCTGTTGCTCTTGAGGACCGGGGATCTCGCCGAGATTCTCGACAAGCATCGGGCCGCCGCCAGAGTCCCAGACGACGTGTTTGTCTCCGCCGGCGATCGGCGGAAGATCACGTTCCTTGCGCTCTTCATTAATGGAAAGCACACCGTTGCGCAGCAGGGATATCTCGCCGGTGATGTCGTCTTTGTCTTCGCGGTCGCCAAGGACGAATTCGAACTTGACATCGCGAAAGGGAAATATCGGAACCGCACGGCCGGCCAAAGATGACGGGCTTTCCGGGTCATCTCGAACCCACATAAAGCCGCGAACGATCTCGTTCTGCAGATACTCCGAGATGATTTTCGCCATCGAGTTGATGCCGCGGGATTCCGTGAGCTCGGCCTGCGTGTCGGAGGTTGTGCGATGAAGATCTTGCGTAAAGCCGATATCGTTGAGTGACAGGTTGTAGGCTGCGCATTTGCGGTTCGCCCAATGTTGCTGCAACGCGATGATATCGGTGTCTTTGTTGGAGTCGGCGGGAATCGGTACCCAGCCGCGGACATTATCGTGATTTGAGACGAAAATAACGCGGCGCAGACCCTTTTGAACCTGTTGGTTCCACCGGTTCTCAACGGCTTTGCGCTCGGGCTCATCGACATTCGGGCCGAGATCGAACACACCGCGCGGCATGTTGTTATTGGCGAAGAAGTCGAGGATATAGCCGTCTCCGAACATCGAGGCCATGATCTGCTCGGTGAGCACTTCGATCGGCGACTTTCCATAGCCGTCGGCCTGGGTGTTTGCCATGATATAGGTCAGCTCGAGATTGTTGTAGAGCGCGCGAATCTGATCGTTGGCGCTCCAATCGTAAGCGATGTTCGGCGGAGCAGGCTGCGAACGGTCGTCGCAGCGATAGAGCCGGACCTCTTGGCCTGGGATAGTGTAGAACTCACCCAACCCGGTGCCATCGGCCAGCGGAACCTTCACGATCGCCGAGGCATCCCAAAGCGTCAGGTCATCGACGATGCGATCGATAACCATGCGGAAGGAGGACATATCGCGTGACGACGGCCGCTCAAAGACGCGGCTTACGGTGTCGATATGGCCCTCGGCCACCACGTTAAAATACTCTTCGCAGTTACCGAAGAAGTCGCGCAGCCGCGTGTTGTGCGCCAGGCCGTCGGGTCCAGCTTGCGCCAGCTCCTCGCTGACGATCCGGACGAGCTCGCCGTGAGCCTGCTGAAAGAACTCGAGCGGCATCGCCTGAGGTTGGAAGTCCATTTCGAGGCCCGGCAGCGCGATCTTGAGCTCGATCCACTTCTGCCAGCGTTTGAAATCGAGTTTGATCCGGGCAGTGTCCGGAACGATCTTGTATTCCATTCCGCCGATCGCGCGCTTGAGCGTCTGACGGATGGCGAAGATGATATCGTCGTTGGCGAGCTTGGAATAGGCCAGAAACGGCAGACGGGTAGAGTGCTCTCGGATAAGCTTGCCGTCGGTGACGTCTTGCTGGCGGTAGGAGCGCGGCGAGCCGAGCGGCTCAGCGCCCTTGCGCGGCTCGATGACGAACGATGGGCCGGCGAGGTAGGACGAAATCCGGCGGGCGAGCTTGCTAAAGGGTCGCTCCACGTTTCACCTTCCTCGAAAACTTTTAGAAGCGACCCCCTTGGATGGCGGCGCGTGGTATGCTATACTGTATACGCCAACAGACCACGTAAGAGGGGAGTTTTACGTTACGTGTCAGCTTCATTTAATAAAGTCATTATGGTCGGAACGCTCGTTCGCGACCCCGAAATCCGGTATATCGCGTCCGGCGCAGCTGTAACGAAGTTCCGCATTGCGGTCAATCCCAACAAGCGCGATGCAAAACCCGAAGACACGCTCTTCATCGACGTCGTCGCCTGGGATAAGCTTGCGGAAACCTGCAACACGTATCTAAAAAAAGGCGGCTCGTGCCTGGTTGACGGCCGTCTTTCGATCCGTCAGTACGACGATAAGGACGGCAACAAGCGCCAAGCCACGGAAGTCGTGATACACGCGATGCAAATGCTCGGATCGCCGCGTGGCGAGAGCGAATCATCGGGCGACAGCTATAGCGCGCCGGCGGGCAACGCGAGAGCACCGTATGACCCAATGGATGACGAGATCCCGTTCTGAAAGGCGGTTTATCCGGGGAAAGCTTTGTCGAATTCACCTACCGCACTGCTCTAGCGTACACCTTCCGCACCCTATATGCGTGGTATGCTAGCTATATCAAGGTGACTCGTCTTGGATGCCGATGCCGATCGGCGCCCAAGCCACTTAAGCCATAGGATGGGGAGAATCTATGCGCAAGGTCATTATCTACGCGCTCGTGGCGCTTACCGCTCTCGCGGTGCCGTTCACGTTGCCGCCCTACGTGCTCATCTCGCGGTGACGGAACCCAAGCGGCGCTCGACGGCGCGAGGGCTTTCACCCGGCGATCTCGTCTACGTGCGGCGCGGTAATAACCGCGGCACGGATACCGGCATCCTGGCGGCCATTCGTGAGCACAAGGGTCGGCTCTACGTCGAATATACCTCGGACACGAACGGCGGGAAGTACCTCGTCGAGATCGAGCGCGTGCGCAAGCAGAGAAAGCGCCGGCCTGGTGATCCTGCCCCGCCCCCGCCGCCGTGGGATGAATAATCTTGCGGTGGTATGCTACGCTATACATGAAAGACCAAGCTCTAGGAGGCGCCCGTGGCCGCCTGTAACCGCTGCCATCGCCGGCTCAAGGATCCCGAGTCCCTCAAGCGTGGGTTCGGTCGTCTTTGCGCGAAGCGCGAAGGTCTCATCGCCGATCGGCAGAGGCGCTTTGGCGAAGACGTCGTCGTGCGATCAGCGACGGCTCTGGCAGGTCAAGCCTCGCTCTTCCTGGAGATCGCGTTGCCGAGCGCATCGAAGCGCGAAGATATTGCGGAGTCCATCGGGGACCGTCACGAGGTCACCGTGCTCTGCAAGTGCGGAGACATAGTGCGCGTGAAGATCGGCGCGTCGATCGTAAGGTCAATTTTGAAAGAAGCAGAGAAGGAGCGACCCGTCGTATGAGCCCCAAGAAAGCAACCGCTGATGAGAAGCCCAAGCTCTCGAAAATCCGCTGCCTACGTTACGCGTGGTGCAAGACGAAGGCACCGAACTTTGGGTTTATCCCTATTCGTAATGTGCAAGCAGCCGAAACGCGTAACGAAGAAGCCAAGTATTGTTCGCCGACGTGCCGCCATTCGTTTCTTGTTGCTAAGGGTCGTGAAAAGAAGAAGGCCGGCCTTGCACGGAGGACGTCGTAACCCAATGGATACAGACCGCTTCATCAAAGAGGCCAGGCGAATCCACGCGCTTCGGTGCACAGAACCGTCCGGTTGCGTCGACGACATGCTGCTGCCGGCAAATGAAATCCTCGGTTGCGAGTCCCATATTCGGATCGCCGCAGATCGCTCGTTTGACGCGGTCGACGCGATGCATTACCTCGTGAGCGGTCTTCGGCTCCAGAAAGTATCGTCGGATGGGCGGTAAAGCTCGCCTTCAAGGATTTTTATCTGGATTTTCGCTCGCCGTGTCTATGGTGCTAATCGTACATTGGCTCATAACCGGAACGACCTACCTAGGAGCATGTAAGTAATGGAGAATGGTCAGAAGCCACCGTCAGTCCGAATCACGGCCAGGGATATGGAACGCGCAATGGCGTGTGGACGGTGGAGCATTGTCTCGGTGCTTCACACGCCCGATTGCGAGCGGACCGAAAACGCGGCTACGCAATACTTCGCAACCGAGCACGAGGCCCTAACGAATCTCTCGGAGATCGGCGGCTACGATCCGCAGACGACGCCGCGTGAATGGAAACACGCCCGCGAACGCCATAAGACGACGGAAGCGACGTTAGATTTGGCGGCGATTCGCTCCCGCGCTGACCGCATGGAGCGCGACCATGAATGCCCGCACGACGCTAAACGCGCTGGATGGTGCCAAAGAGAGCCTTGCGGAACAATGCAGACCGTTACCCAGCTGCGCGGCATGGCCTTCGAGATCGAGCGGCTGCGCGCCTACGAAACGTTCGTGAATCGGGAAGGCCAGCAATATCCCGACCCCGATGGCTTCTGTAGCGCGATGGTAAAGGTCGGCGCATTGGCCTTCGCCGCGCTGGAGGCAGTGCAGCGACACCAGGCGCAAAAAGAGGCCGAGCAAAATGCAGCCAACGGAGCCTAACGCGACCTCCTCATTGCCATATCATCCAAGACAGGGCGAGCGCGTCGAGTGGGACATGAACTGTACGACCCACCACGGCCTCTATGTAGAGTGGCTTCCGTTTCCCGAAGTCATGCGGTGCAATCATCGTGTGGTGAGTGAAGAATACGGCTTACTCACGTTCGAGGACAATGGAACGCTTCGCCCCGCGAAGGCAACCGTTCAGTCAGGCGGCGACTTACGCGACTTGGCAAACGCGGTTATCGCAGACGCAGGCAAAGGGTTCTCTCGCGGCGGGACGGTCCCGCCTGCGTGGCAGAAGCCCGTGAAACTCGCGAGGCGAGTTCTCGCGATGCTGGAC